CGTGCGGGGCGTCGAGGGCGCCGCGTCGTCGAAGCACAAGATACCATGTTTTATTTTCCGCAAGCGGAAAATTCCACGGGTATCTTGGCTTCTCCTCTCCCCAAAAAGCCAAGGCTTTTCGGGGACCTCCATTTTGCCCCAACGAAAAGGGACGACAGCTGTGTGTAGGGGCGGTCTGTGACCGCCCGGGACGAGGCGTATGGAATTCGGGGGCAGTTGCGATACCGGGCAAGGAAAGGCAGTAACGATACCCAAAAGGCACGGTGCGCATTGACACCGGCGGCACGCCGGGCGTATGAAATTCGTGGGGGGCGTCGGGGGCATCGGCCCCTACAAGACGGAACGGCACACAGGCCGTTCCCTACAGCGTATGGAATTCGATACCAGCATTGTCAATTGTCAATTCGATAACCGCAAGGTGGCGGGCGATCACAGATCGCCCCTACGATAACTAACCAAAAGGAGAACAAAACGTATGGCAAACACTTTTTTGACACCTGAGGTGGTGGCCAAGGAGGCACTGATGGTGCTCACCGGCAATCTGGTCATGGCCGATCTGGTCCATCGGGACTACTCTGACGAGTTCGTTTCCGTGGGCGACACCGTAAGCATTCGCAAGCCCGCCAAGTTCGTGGCCAAGAACTTCACCGGTACCGCCGAGGCCCAGGACATCACCGAGGGCTCCGTATCCGTGAAGCTGGACCGCTTCCGGGATGTCACCGTGGCGGTGACAAGCAAGCAGATGAGCCTGGACATCGCGGATTTCTCCGCCCAGGTGGTGGAGCCTGCCATGCAGGCCATCGCCCAGGCCATCGACCAGGATCTGCTGGCTGTGGCTGTGGCCCAGGCGGGCATGGTGAAAGCCGGCACCGAGAACGCGGCAGATCTTTCTGACATCGCGGCCCTGGCCAAGCATCTGGACATCGCCAAGGCACCCATCCAGAACCGGAGCCTGGTGCTGCATCCTGAGCACAAGTACCGCTATGCCCTCACCGAGAATCTGTCCAATGTCAGCTACGCCGGGGACAACGAGACCCTGCGGGACGCCCTCCTGGGCCGGGTCTATACCCTCGACACCTACATGGACCAGAACGCCCCCGATTCCGCAGCTGCCGCTCCCGGCACTGCCACCGCCTTCACCGTCACAGGCTCCAAGGGCGACGAGGCTGTGACTGTTGGCGGTCTGCAGGGCACCATCGCCGCCGGCGACGGCTTCATCCTGGACGGCTACTTCTACCGCTTCACCGAAGGCGGCACCGGCGAGCTGGCCATCGACCAGAAGCTGATGGGTGACTACAACGCCGCCGAAGCCACCCCCGTCAATGCCCCCAACTCCGTGGCCTTCCACCGCAACGCCATTGCGCTGGTGTCCCGGAATCTGGCCCTGCCCATGGGCGCTGCCAACGCGGCCTACGCCTCCGCCGGCGGTCTGGGCGTTCGCGTGGTCTACGACTACGACGCCGCCACCAAGACCGACAAGATCTCCTTCGATGTGATCTACGGCGTCAAGGCCCTGGACGAGGATCTGATCTGTGCGCTGGCTGGCTGATCTGTACCGGTTTTACCGGGGTCGCTACCATGGCACAGCCCTGACCCGGGAGGAATTTCAGGAGGCCGCCGCCAGAGCCGCTGATGTGCTGGCCCAGTATCAGCGAATCTGGCGGGTGGCCGGCTGTGAAGAAAACCGGGCCATGGCCCTCTGCGCCATGGCGGAGGCCATCGCCTATTTCGACGCGGCGCAGAATGGCCAGGGCGGCCTGCGCTACGCCAAGGTGGGCTCCGTTTCCGTCAGCGGCAAGGGGATCTACTCCCAGGTGGATATCTCCCCCAAGGCCCAGGAACGGGAGCTGTACCGCTGCGCAAGCCGGTATTTGACCATCTGCCGGGCAGTGTGAGCGAGTGGCAGCGGTCGGCAGATGAGGAAGGCGCTTGCCGCCGACGAAGATGCCGGGCACCGCAACAGGAATACCGAGCGGTGTACGCCGGGAAAGAGGTTAGGATTATGTTGAAACATCGGAAATTAATACCGCTGGATTATTCGCTGTGTCAGGATACGGTGACGGTGTATCACCGGGAGGGATTGACCCGTCGCGTCCTGCATGGCGTCCATTTCGAGGAAACAGCGCGCCGCAGCATCGATACCGGCAGAGAACACGATGAGGCGGGGTTCCTGCTCATCGTCCCCGGTGGCGTCGCCCTGGGCCTGGGCGATAAGCTCCTGGCCGGAGAAGGGCCGGAAATCACCGCCTGGGCCGATACCGCGGGCTTTGCGGCGGTGCAGAGCATCAAGCACTGCCGCTTCAAAGGCCGCCTCTGCCATACAGAGGTCAGAGGGTGATTGTCAATTGTCAATTCGAGAACCGCAAGGTGGCGGGCGGTCAATGACCGCCCCTACAAGAGGAATCAGGATCATGATTGAAACAATTTTAAACTGGCTGCGGCGGCAGCCCGGGTGGGAGCAGACCGCGCTGGATGCTCTGGGGCCGGAGCCTCAGGGGCGGGGCCTGTTTCCTCTGGGGCTGCAGGTGCTGCAGCGCCTGCCGGACATCCTGGGAGGCGAAAAATGCCGCTGCAGGGCAGAATTCACCCTGGCGGCCCACGGGGCCGAGGGTCCCCCAAAGCTTCCGGGCCTGGAAACCCTCCCCCAATTCGGGGAAAATCAGACCGCCCAGCTGCGTCTGGGCCGGCTGATCCGCCGAGATAAAAACGGCATCGGCCGCTGGGAATGTAAGCTCCGGGTGGAATACACATTGTAGGGGCCGGCGCCTACGACGGCCCGTGCCATACAGCGCGTATGAAATTCGGGCGGGGCGTCGAGGGCGCCGCCCCCTACAGCGTATGGAAGTCGATAAGGAGAAAATTATGGCAAAAATCGAACGAAAATATATGGCGCACTTCTTGGAAGTGGGCGAAAACTATGTCCGCCTGGGTCAGGATCTGGAGGAATACGCTCCTGAGCTGAGCGCCCAGGTGGAGAAGACCAAGAACATCCTGGGGGAAGTGGCGGTGAATATCACCGGCTATGAGAAGACCGGCTCCGTGGAGCCCTATTTCGCGGTGGCGGGTGACCCCCTGTTTGAAAAGCTTCAGGCCATCATCGACGGCGATCTGGTGCTGGAGGGCTGCAAGGCCGCCATGGTGGAGGTGAAGCTCTGGGACGGCCAGGGCACGGCCTATCCCGCCATCCGGGAGGAATGCTACCTGGAGGTCAATTCCTACGGCGGCGACACCCAGGGCTACCAGATCCCCTTCACGGTGCATTACACCGGCAAGAAGGAGCAGGGCACCTTCGACATCGGCAGCCTGACCTTCACCAAGGCGTAAAAGAGGGGGACGGATTCCCACGGCTTGCTGCGCAAGCCTCGGAATGACATTCGATATTAGGTTGTCATTGCGAGGGCCGAAGGCCCGTGGCAATCCGCATCCCAATAAGGAGAACATCATGGAAAAACTGCAATTTGACTTAGGCCGCAAGCGCTACAAGGTGGGGGGCGGCGTGCTGGAGATGAATCCCACCGACCCCAATCTTTACAGCCGCTTCTTAAGCTGCCTCCGGGAGCTGGAGGAACTGGAAGCGTCCCTCAGCGCCCAGGATCCCTCCGGCGAGGCGCTGATCCTTGCCATGGAGGAGGCCGACCGGCAGGTGAAGGCCGCCTTGGGCCGGGTGTTTCCCGGCAACGATATGGACGCCATCTTCCAGGGCGTGAGCCTGCTGGCGGTGGGCGAGAACGGAGAGCGGGTGCTGGTGAATTTCCTGGCGGCCCTGGAGCCCATTTTGCGAAAAGGGGCTATGCAGTGCGCCAGAGCCGAGGCGGCGAAGCTGTGAGCTGGGAACTGCCGAAAAGCGCAGAATTTGACGGCAAAACCTACAATCATCGGTGGGATTACCGGGAAATTCTGAAGCTTTTGACCCTACTGGGCGATGAAGAAAAGCCCGAATACCTCCGGTGGTACGCAGGCCTTGCCTACTTCTTTTTTGGGGAAGTCCCGAAAGATGAGGGGGCCATGGCCTACATGGCAAGCTTTCTCACCGCCGGGGAAACCAACAGCCCCGGCCCCCGGCTCTACGACTGGGAGCAGGATGCCCAGCTGATTGCCGCCGGGGTCAACGCCGTGGCGGGCTTTGAGGTGCGCAGCCGGAAAGACCTTCACTGGTGGACGTTCCTGGGATACTTCCGGGCCATGGGGGAGGGGCAGTTTTCCTTCGTGGTGGGGATCCGGCAGAAGCTGCGCCGGGGGCAGAAATTAGAGCCCCACGAGCTGGAATACTACCGCAGCAACCCTGCCGCGGTGCGTCTGCACAGCCCCGGAAACCCCGAAAAACAGCGGCTGGAAGCCCTGCTGCGTCAAAGCCCTCTCCCTGGGGAGAGGGTGCCACCGCAGGGGGCGGGTGTGGGGTGTTCCCCACATCCGTCTGCTTCGCAGACAGCTATTTGTAGCGGTATGCCTGCCACCGGCAGGCATGATATTACAAGATTCGCTGCGCTCTGCAGCACTCCCCAGGGAGAAGCCTTGTAAGGAGAACAACCTATGGAAGAAATCAGTATTTTTGAAACACAGCATTTGAAGGATGGGCTGGGGGGCATCGCCGATGTGGCGCGGCAGGCGGAAACCGCCCTGGGGAGCTTGGAGAACAAGCTGCTGTCTCTGCGGCTGAATTTCGGCAAGCTCCGGGCTGCCATCGAGCGGGCCTTTGCCCCCATCACCAGCCATGTGGCCTCGGCGCTGAACGGCATCGTCCGGGATCTGACGGGCTTTGTCAACGATGCCGGGGCTGTCATCGCGGCGCTCTTTGGCACTGTCCAGGAAAAGGCCGTGGTCACCGCCGGGAAGACCGGCAAGGCTCTGCGGCGCTCCCTGGCGGATTTCGATGAGATCGACCGCTTAAACCCAGGCTCCGGGGGCAGCGCCGGAGGCGAAGTTACCTGGAAGACCGTCTCCCAGCCCCTGACCCCACAATTGCAGCGCACGGTGGATGCCATCCGGGGCATTTTGGCGCCGCTGGAGGCCATTTCCTTTGCCGGGGCAAAAGAAGCGCTGCAGGCTCTGGGAGGGGCCATCGCCGATTTGGGGAAGACCGTCGGCCAGAGCCTCGGCTGGGCCTACAGCAATGTGCTGGTGCCCCTGGCAAAATGGACCATCGAGGCGGGGGTGCCCGGGGCGGTGAATGCCCTCAGCGCCGCCTTTGGGCTGCTGAAAGCGGCTCTGGAGCCGGTGCTGGCGGGGCTTGCCGGCCTGCTGCCGGCATTTTCGCCTCTGGTAAGCTTTCTGGGCAGCACCGCAAGCCTTGCCCTGACCACCCTGAAACATCTGCTGGATAACCTCACCGCCGCTTTTACAAACAGCGGCAGCGGCATTACCCAGGCGCTGGGGCTGATCGGCACGGCCTTTGGCAGCCTCCTGCAGAAGGTCACGCCCATTTTCGCCGCCATCCGGGACAGCTGGGCGGCGGTGCTGGGGGGCTTCGGCAGCGCCCTGGCGACCACGGTGCAGGGCATCCTCACCGCCCTGACCGGGGTGACGGATTTTCTGGCCGGGGTCTTCACCGGCAACTGGAAGCGTGCCTGGGAAGGGGTCAGGACGGTGTTCAAGGGGCTGGTCAACGGCCTCATCGGCCTGATCAACGGCATGCTCTCGGCGCTGGTGGGGGGCGTCAACGCTGCGGTGAAGCAGCTGAACCGGTTCCAGGTGCAGCTGCCCGCGTGGCTGCCTGCCTATGGGGGCAAAAGCTTCGGCTTTCGTCTTCCCACCCTGACGGTGCCCCAGATTCCCTATCTTGCCAAGGGGGCGGTGCTGCCTGCCAACGCGCCCTTTCTGGCGGTGGTGGGCGACCAGAAGCACGGCACCAACATCGAAGCGCCCCTGGGTGTCATTCAGGAGGCGGTGGCTTCGGTGCTGCTGCCGGGGCAAAATGAGGCAAATGCCCTTCTTGCCCAGCTGCTGGGGGCAGTGTCCGGCATCCGGGTGGGAGATGAGACCATCGGCCGGGCCGCCCGGCGCTATGAAAAGCAGCTGCTGCAGATGGGAGGCTACTGATGCGAAGCTTTGACCCTTACTACAAAATCGACGGCCAGCCCATGCTGGCGGCAGACGCCGGGGTGCGGCTGCAGTTTTCCGATATTGACGATGCCGACGCCGGCCGTGACGAGGCGGGCTTCCTCCACCGAAGCCTGGTGCGCAGCAAGGTGCCCACCTGGGGCTTCACCTACAGCTTTCTGACCGGGGAGGAACTGGCGTACCTGCAGGACTTACTGGGGGAGAAGGACACCTTCACCTTTACCTATGGGGAGAAAAGCTGCACCGCCTACTGCGCCAAGCTGGAAGTGTCCCTCTTTGACCGCACCCACGGCCTCTACCAGGGCCTGCAGTTCCATGTCATTGGCTGCTGAGGTCATCTGTAAAGGGAGGCTTTGGCTTGGCAGCTGCCCTGGGCTGGCTGTACAAAAAGGAGAACACCCATGAAACATACCCTTATCCTGCCTGATGGCCGCAGTATTTCCTCAGGAACCTCCGGCCCGGCCATCTGCAGCGTGAAGCTGACGGAGCAGGTGAATCCGGAGGAATATCTGACCCCCGGCGGCGTGGGGGCATCCCGGCTGGAGATCGCGCTGTTCGACCCGGAGGGCTTGCCCTTTTCTGCCGGCGACAGGGTGACGCTTCAGGGGGTGGGGGTCTTCACCCTGGAGGAGCCTGCGCGCCGGGGGAAGCACCTGACCCTCACAGGCTACGACTGCCTGAAGGCCCTGGACGCGGATTTGACCCCTTGGCTGGAGGGGCTGGAGGGCTGGCCCTACAGGCTGAAGGACTTTGCCGCCATGGTTTGCCATGCCTGCGGCATCACCCTGGAAGACCGGGAGATCCCCAACGGCGACTATGAAATTGCCCCCTTCCGGGGGGTGAATATCACCGGGCGGCAGCTGATGAAATGGGCAGCAGAGGCTGCCGGACGGTTTCTCCGGGCCACCGGGGAGGCCTCTGCCGCCCTGTGCTGGTATGAAGACCGGGGCACCGCCATCGAAAAGACCGGAAACTGCTTCTATTATCAGGGCAGCCTGACCCTGGGGCAGCCCCGGAGGGCTCCGGACTGTCTGGTGCTGCGGCGGACGGAATCGGACATCGGCATCGCTTCCGGGGAGGGGGAGAATCCCCTGTACATCACGGGAAATTACCTGCTGACGGAGGCGGACCAAGCGGTGGCGGCGGCGATCCTGGCCCAGCTGCAGCTGCCCTACACCCCCTGCAGCTTCGAGACCCCTGTGGCTGTGGCCCCCGGGGAGATGTTGCAAATCGCCGGCCACGCCACCCTGGCCATGGCGGTGGAAAAGACCGGCAGCCGCTACCGGGTCCGGTGCTTTGACGCCCCGGCTGCGGAAAGCCGGGTGAAAAGCCGGTATCAGGCCCTGGCAGGCCGCACCATGGAGCTGACATTGGGCCTGGAGGGCATCCAGGCCCAGGTGAGCCAGGTGCGGGCCACGGCGGAGACAGCCGCCCAGCTTTCCCTGACGGTGGATGCTCTGGAATCCAGAGTGTCCGCCTCGGAAAGCAGCGATCAGCAGCAGACCCAATGGGCCACCAGCCTGACCCAGCGGGCCGACAGCCTGGAGCTTTCGGTGCTGCGCAATACCGCAGCCCTTACCGGCAAGGCGGAAGCCAGCCAGGTGCAGGAAATGGCGGTGCATTTTCGCTTCGGAGCGGAGGGCCTCACCATTTCCGACACCGCCACAGGCATGGGGCTTGCGGTCAGCCAGAGCCAGGTGGCCTTCACCGGCGGCGCGGATCCCACCACCGTGATCACCCCCAACGCCATGGTCACCACCAATCTTTCCGTGGATAACCGGCTGACCCTGGGTACCTTTACCTTATTACCCCGCACCAACGGCAATCTCAGCCTGCGCTACATCGGCGCGTAAGGGCAATTCCTTGGGGATTGCCCAGCAGAACATAAAGGAGCAACCTATGGCAACGATACAACTGACAGAACCTTATTTTTACAAAGCCGGCAAGGGCGGCGTCAGCCGGGTGGTAGGCGTGGAATCCGGGGCGGCCCGGGTGGTGCGCTATGGCTTCACCGCCCCGGACACCGGCGCATCGGAGGTGCAGCTGACCCTTTCGGGTATGGCGCTGAAGGCCGGTCAGGCCATCGGCCTGCGGTTTTTCATCACCACCGACCCCGAAAGCTACGCCAACCCCGGCACCGATGCCCCCTACCTGGGAAGCCTCACCTTCCAATCCGGCTACACCCAGGCTGCCGCCTCCGCCAAGACCCTGCTTCTGCCGGGGCAGACCTACTATCTGTGGATCTTTCCCGCGGTGCGGGTCTATGGCTGGTACGGCTGGGCATTGGAGGAAGCGACCCTTCGGACCCAAGGGGGCAGCTGCAGCATCCCCGAAGCCAGAGGCGGCATTCTGGGGGAAGAAATCCCCATTTCCCTGCAGGTCTTCGCCCCCTTTACCCACAGGCTCACCTGGCAGTTTGGGGAAAGTTCCGGCCTCATCGGGGAGAATGTGGAAACGGCCTGCACCTGGGTGCCGCCTGTGACCCTGGCAAGCCAGATCCCCAACAGCATAAGCGGCATTGCCACCATTACCTGCGAAACGCTGGACGGGGAGAATCTCATCGGCAGCCGCAGCGTGTATATCGCCCTTTCGGTGCCGGAAACGGCGGTTCCCACCGTCACTGCTACCTGGGAAGACACCGCCGAAGCCCCGGCGGCATTGGGCCGTCTGGTGCAGAATATCTCCAAAATCGCCGTGGAAGCCCAGGCCGCGGGCAGCTACGGCAGCACCGTCGTCTCCACCGCCCTGACCTTAAACGGCAAGCCCTATGCCGGTCAGGAAATTGCCGACAGCGGGGATATCCCCCTGGTCCTCACCGTCACCGACAGCCGGGGCAGAACCGCCGTCTGGCAGGAGATTCTGACAGTCCATGCCTATCAGGTGCCGGCGGTGAAGCTCACCGCCCACCGCTGCGATGCAGAAGGCAATCCCGATGAAGCCGGGGAATACGCCCTGGTCACAGCCCAGGGCAGCGTCAGCCCCATTGCCGGCAATTCCGCCCTGCTGTACCTGACCTATGGCACCGGCGCCTCCCGGATCACCCTCTCTGCCGGGGAATTTACCCGCAGCCGCATAGTGGCGGCTCCCTCGGTGTCCACCATGAAGCTCAGCGCCAGGGTCACGGATCAATTTGCCGCCGCCTCCGATGAAATGACCCTTTCCGTGGGCTTTGCCACCGTGGATTTTCTGGACGGCGGCAAGGGCATCGCCTTCGGCACCTCCGCCACCAAGGAGGGCTTCACCTGCAGCATGGATCAGGACATGTGCGGCCATCGGCTCTACAATCTGGGTTCTCCCCAGAGCGATACCGACGCGGCGCCCCTTTCTCTGGCGCTGCCCTGGCGTGGGGTGCTGACAGACCGGGATGGGGCGGTGCAGGGGCTGTACCGCTACGGCACCGGCCTGCTGCTGCACATTGGCGATGCCGAAAACGCCCTGCAGCTATTTTTCGACGGCACAGCCCTCACCGCCCGCGCCCGCCTGGAGGGGCTGTGGAACGGGAGCAATTGACATTCCATTCTCCCTGGGGAGAAGCTGACACGGCGCCAGCCGTGACTGATGTGGGGGTAACAGGCCCCCTACCCCCAATTTCTCCATTTTTTTGAAAGGAGCAACCAATGACCCAATTTGCAATCACCGTCACGGATAACAATGCCGTCTGCACCCATCAGCGGGGCATCCTCACCGCCGGCATGACCGGCGCCGGCATCACCGTGACCTTCCATGAAGCCTGGGATAACCTGCAGCGGATGGCGGTGTTTCGCTGCGGCGACACTGTGGTGGACGCGCCCATGGCAGGCGACAGCGTGTCCATCCCGCCCAAGGCGCTGCTGCCCGACGAAATCCTCTATGTGGGCCTCTACGGCACCGACGGCGAGAGCGTGGTGATCCCCACGGTGTGGGCAGAGCTTGGCCTGGTGGAAGACGCCGCCGATCCCAGCGGCGATGAAAGCACCGATCCCGCCCTTCCCATCTGGGCTGCCCTCCAGGCCCAGATCGAGGCAATGGAAGTGCCGGAGGATGTGCTGCGCAGCACCCCCCAGACCCTGACCCCGGCCCAGCAGACCCAGGCCAGAGCCAACATCGGCGCCTCCTCCCAGCAGGACATGGATGCTGTCCATGTGGAAGTGAGCGCCATGCCTGAGCGCGTCAAGCAGGAGGTCATGGCAAGCCTTCTGAAATTTGAAGCCTCCGGGGATTTCGTGGAATTTACCCCCAAGGAGGGCGCGCAGCTGAAGGTGGTGAGCCACTATGAGCAGATTGTCTCAAGCAACTGCACCTACCTATACCATGTCAACAGCAAAAATCTCTTTGATTTTGCCGGGATTCTTGGCGGAGCAGGAACCGTCTTTGAAAAGAACGGCCTTAGAGCGGTTATCAATGACGATGCCACAGTAACCGTCACCGGC